TACATCTAAAAATAGAAAAAGAACTTTGCAGGTTTTAAGAAAAGGGATTTATTACATTCTAGAATAGTATGAAAAAAAAATTCAAAGATACTAAGGTTGGAAAATTTTTAATTGGAGAAAAAGGTTTATTTAAAATACTTGCCAATACATTACCTGATAAGGGTTTACTCGGTGGTTTAAAGGATCTTATACTAGACAATAAACAACTTACACCAAAAGATAAAGAAACAGCCTTAAAGTTGCTAGAAATTGATATTATAGAAATTCAAGAGATTACTAAGCGATGGCAGTATGATATGGTTTCAGATTCTTGGTTATCTAAAAATACAAGACCATTAGCATTATTATTTCTTACATTTACCACTATGGTTTTTATAGCCCTAGATTCTTCTACTAATATGGTTATCGACAAAACGTGGATTGACCTTTTAAAAACTTTGCTTATTACGGTTTACGTTGCGTATTTCGGAAGTAGAGGTATAGAAAAAGTTAAAAATATAGGAAAATAACGCATTTAGTCGATAAGAAGTTTAGCATTAATTTGTTTTTTACAAAAAAACGTGTATATTTTATAATAGAATTATATTATGTAATTATATTATGTAATTATATGATATATAAATATATCAATTATATTATGTAATTATATTATATAATAGTCAAATTAAAAATTCAGAAATGCCATCTAAAAAAATAAGCAGGAAGGGATTAGTTAAAAAACTTGATACCATATTTTCTCAATATATTAGAAGAAGGTATGCAAAAAATGAGATCTCAAAATGCGTAACCTGTAATAAAGAAGATCATTGGAAAAATCTTCAGGCAGGACATTTTATGAGTAGAAAACATTATGCTACAAGATGGGATCCTGATAATGTTCAAGTTCAATGTATGGGTTGTAATGTTTACAGGTACGGTGAGCAATATCTTTTTTCGAAGTATTTAGGAACAGATCTTTCAGATGATTTACAAGCTAGGTCTCGTTTAATTACTAAATTTTCTAATACGGATCTTGAAGAAATGATTAAAGATTACAAAAATATTGTAGAAGGGTTTGATATATTAAATTAAAAGACTATATTTGTTTATCTGTTTTTGGGGTTTACCTCCCACATTTTGTTTTAATTAGAGTTAGATTCGCAGTCTAGCTCTTTTTTTTTGCCTTACTCTTGTTCCTAAAACAAAGGTAGCAATTACCTCTAATTTTTTTTATTAACATTTTTTTTGTATCTTAGCAACACTAAAACCAAAATGTATGACAGAATTACTAGAATTTTATTACCAAAGAATTAAGGCTATGCAGTCTAAAATTGAAGAGTTAGAGGCACGCTCAGAAGTTGCTTATAATGAGTTAAACATCTTAAAACAGGGACAATGAAAACAAGTACGATTAAAACTATTCAGGGTACAGGAACGTATTCTAATGGACATTCAGAATTTAATAAATTTCAAGTTTCTTTTGCAAATGGAGATCTTTGTAATTTTTTAGCCAAAGGTGAATTTAAAAAAGCTGTTGGAGATTTATGTGATTATGAGATCACTAACGAGAAATATAATTCAGCTAAAGTGATATATCCAAAAGTTGAAGAAAGTTCAGGAGAAGTTACTAAAACGCTTCAGGAGATTAGAAAAGATCCTAATCAGAAAGATCCTAATCAAATAATAGTAAGACAATCAATGACAAAAGCATCCGTTGATTTTCACACTAATAGAAAAGGTTCAGACATCTTAGATGTTATGGCAGATGCACAAATATTAATAAATTTTATAAACGAATAAAGATGGCAAAAGAATTTGTAAATGGTATAGTAGCTAAAGACGTACCGCAGTTAGATTGGATAGTAGCAAAATTAAATTTTAAAGTTGATGAGTTTCAGGAATTTTTAGAAACAAAAAAAGACAATACGAAGGCTAACAATGGTTGGTTAATTGTTAATGTATTAAGATCCAAAGATGGGCAGAAAATTTATTGTCAGTATGACGATTGGAAACCATCTGCATCTGAAGAAGTAAAAGCTTCGCAGCATAATCCTGATAGGGAAACTGCTCCTGCTGATGATTTACCATTTTAATCATTCGTTCATTGTCACTGAACACTTTAAAATAATGAACACTTAAATGAGGGCTTTAATTAGCCCTTTTTTTACCACTAAAAACAAAAAATAACAGATGCTTATAAATTACAGAGAACAGATTGAACACCTTGAATTAATTAGAAAAGGTCAAGTAAAGGAAGGGATGAAAATTGATATGCCTGAGATAGATGAATACCTCAGATTCAAACCTACAAATTTTAACGTTATACTAGGACACGCTAACGTTGGAAAAACGACAGTAGCATTATATTTAATGTTAGTATATTCTCAAAAAAATAGTATTAAATGGTTAGTGTTTAGTTCTGAAAACGATACGCATAGTCTTATTAGAAAACTTGTAGAATTTTTGACAGCTAAACCTATTAATCACGTTACGGATGAAGAGTTTGATAGGAGTACAAGATGGATAGACGATCATTTTAAATTTATTGATTGTGCAAAATTATATACTTATAGAGATCTTTTAGAATTAAGCAAAGCTGTAAAAAATGCTTGGGATTATCAGGGGTTATTTATAGATCCGTACAATAGCTTAATAAAAGATAGAAAGCAAATGGAAGGTATAAACGGACACGATTACGATTATGAAGCTACAACAGAAATGCGATTGTTTTGTAAAGAGCAGAAAGTTAGTATTTGGTTAAACACTCACGCTAATACAGCAGCTCTAAGGATAAAACATCCAATGGGGCACCAATACGCAGGACACCCTATTCCGCCTTTAGCTAGTGATGTCGAAGGTGGTGGTAAGTTCGTAAACAGGGCTGATGATTTTATTGTTATACATAGATATACACAGCACGCTTCAGATTGGATGGAATCACATATTCACGTTAGAAAAGTTAAAGAGACTGATACAGGTGGCAGACCTACACCGATGGACAATCCTATTAGATTAAGATCAATAGTTAATAATGTTGGCTTCCAAATTTACGGTAAAGACATTCTAAAAGTAGCTAAGTTAAAACAGTCGGAGTTGCCTATCTAAAAAAATATTGTATATTAGAGCTTTTAAAGGCTTTAATTTATGATTACATTTCTTATATCGGTAGTTTTAATATACCTCTTTACAAGCCCTTTTATCGATGCTGACGAGATTATAGTTTCATTCTCTAAATCATTTTTGATTGGGGTTTTGTATAATAAAACTTTTATTGAGGATGAAGCTGTTTATGAAAATGTAGTTCAGTTTAGTTTTGTGTTTATTTTAATTTCTTTAATTTGGGATTCTAAAGAATAAATGAATACAAGTCAAACTTTAAATTTAATTGCAGAAAAGAATGATACTTGGATTGACATTGTTAAAAGTTTTGGATGCTCAAAAGAAACAGCTGAAGATCTTGTTCAGGAGATGTATATTAAAATATATAAATATCTTGAAAAAGGTGGAAATAGCATTATGTATAATGATGAAATTAATTATTATTTTATATTTAAAACTTTAAACTCAGTTTTTATCGATTTAAAACGAAAAGGTAAAAACATAAAAATGGTGGAAATAGATAATTTAGAAATAAATGATATTGACATTAATTACGAAGAAAATTATAAAAGAATAACAGATGCTTTATCTAAAATGTATTGGTATGATAGAAAGGTATTTGAAATAATAAACGAAGGTGAAAGCATAGCAGAATTATCTAGGCAATCAAAGATAAATTATTACTCACTTTACAATACATATCACAAAGTTAAAACAAAATTAAAAAAAATATTATAATGTCAGTACGGTTTGAAACAAAAAAAGATTTAGATAGAGAAAATAAAGCAGCGGATTTTTTATGCAATATGTTTGGTTTCAATAAAAAGAAACTAGGAGAAAATGATATTGATTTTGCTATTTATGATAATGAAAGATTTGCCTTTTATTTAGAAGTTAAGGGAAGATTAAAAAATATAGATGTAGCATATCCTTTGCCAATATCTGTAAAAAAATTAACCAAACTTCAAGATAAAAAAGCGCAATCAGTTATTTTGTGGGCTTGCGATGATGGAATTATATTTTCACGAATAGAAAAACTGAACGGTGATATCAAAGTTGGTGGTAGAAAACCTAGAGAAGGATCTTCAAACGATATAGAGTTTATGGCATACTATAATAAACAAAGTAATTTAAAAGAAATACAATATGAAATTAGGTGATTTGATTTATTACATTACAAAATTTACAGGTATAAAATGCCTTGTCGATTATTGGCATAAATTTAAAGGCACCAAATGCAATTGCCCTGAAAGAAGAAAAAAGTTAAATGAAATAAAAATTGAAAGATGGTAACATTCGAAAAAGAAGATAGAATAGATTGGGAAAAATTCAGGTCAGGTACAAAGTCGTATTTACAACCTAAAGAGTTTGAACTTATTTGCCAACTTCACGCAAAATATTATAAGCACCAATATTACAAGCCTTGTACTTGCAGCCCTAAAATCATAAAGTTATGGATTAAACAATTAAACATTATCTATAATAATGACATTGAGCAAAACTCATAAGCTAGAAAAAGCTGTAATTGACATTCTTAATAGTTTAGATGGTTGGAAATTAATTCATACAGGTAATGGATCAACTAAATGGGATGCGGAAGGATTAACACCTAAAGGATTAGAATGTGTTGTCGAAATGAAATTTCGTAATAAGCACTATAAAGACAAGATGATTGAAAAGGATAAATACGATGCTTTAATAGCGACAGGTAAAGTTGCTATATACTTTGTTACAGATCCTAAAGGCAGTTATTACTTTTGGCTTAACACTATTAAATTACCTGAATTAGTAGACAAGTATTGTCCTGATACTACAATGTGGACTAAAAAACGATTATTAAAACCTGTTTATCTTCTCCCTGAAGATCTAGCAATATCAAGCGATTCAAATTAGAAGCCAAATTTTTTTTGGTTTTTTTTTGTCTAAAACTTTTTTTTATCAACAATTTTTTGTATCTTTGAATATTGGCAAGAAAGCCATACTAAAAACAGATACATTATGAAGCATTACAAATTTAATTTTAAAGACGAAAATGGAGATTACGCAGGTTGGAATGACATTCAAGCTAGCAACAAAAATGAGGCTTATGAGAAGGCTGTATTACTTTACAATCATACAGGTCGTGATTTTGAATACGATGTTTATACAGACGAGACTTGTAGAACTACTGAAAAAGCAATAGGTCGTAACAAAGGTATGTTTGTAGACAAAGGTTCAATTACAGAAATAAATGTTGAACAGAGAAATGAGATGCATAGAGTAGCTGATATGATGGCTAGATAATTAATAACACTTAAAACAAAAACAGAAATTATGTTATATTTAAAAGTAGACAATGGGTATTCAATGGAAACGATCTTTAAAACTAAAGATGATTTTAAAAAAATGGAGGAAATGAGAGCTAAGGCAGAAAAGTTATTTCCTGATAGTGAAGTAATAGTTACAACTAATTAAAAACATAACAAAATGAAAAAACAGGAACAAATTTTATCAAATAAAATACACGCTGTAATAATGCTTATTATAGTAATAATATTAATCACAATAAATATATAGGTATGAAAAAAACAGATTTACAACACGACACTAAATTTATCTTTAAACATTCTAAAGGTAATGTATTTACTCTTAAAAATTTTACAAGCGGATCTTCAATAACCTGCGACCTTTTAATGAATACTATGGCAGGTAAAGCTGTCTCAGGTAATCAATATAACCTAGAAGGTATTACAGATAAGTATTTAACAATGTGGGATATCCAATTTGGACAAAGGAGAACCTTCAAAGTTAGATTAGATGATATTGAAATTACTAACCAATCATACACATTAATTTAATATGGAATCATTATCAGACGAAATGCGGAGCTTACAGAACTATTTTGGCACATATTACACCGCAAAAGTATTAGGCGATTACAGGAGCTATAAATTGCTCAGGGCTGAACATTCTTATAAGACTATCTATAATGAAATGAGAGACATATGCGAAGAGTAGAATATGACATAAAATTAATTCAGCATAAAACAGGAAGTTTGACAGCTAGAGTTACAAGTAATAAATCAAAACAGGTTTCAGTATTTAAGATTCCTGCAAAGCATAAAGATAATCATACCTATTTTAAGTATATGTTAGATTGTTCAATGTTAAAATTAGATAGATATGTATAGCAATTGTTGTGGTTCGCCACCTTGGAATGAAACCGATTTATGTTCAGACTGTAAAGAACACGCTGTATTTGATGACGAAGATGAAGAATAAATAATTATAAAACTCAAAACAGAATGAAAGGTATATTAGTAGATCATTTAGAAAAGCTTCAAAGTTTTAAGAAGGTTAGAACCTTAGAAGATTTAGCGCATCACGCTGATTATAATTTGATGTGTGAGATCCTTTTAAAATGGCAGGCTCTAAAACCTGACAATGAAGAGATTAATGAAATGGCAAGATCTTTAGGTAGGATGTTTATTTATATTCACAATTTACAATCGTGGAGAGATAACTCTGAAGCATCTTGGTCTGAATATAGAGAGGCTAAAAATACTGCGCTTACTGCAGATAAAAACAGTAGACTAAAAATAGCAGAATTAGAACTAGAAATCCAAAGATTAAAAGTACTTACAAATTTATAAGAAAAAAAAATGTTAAAAAAATTTGGTGGTTATCAACAATTTTTGTATCTTTACGTATTGGCAAGGAAGTCAATGCAAAAACAGACATTATGAAAGTTACAAAAGAACAACTATTAAAACTAACATTATTAAGAACTAACTTAATTGAATTATTTAACACGAATGAAAGTGGTATTTCCTTCTCAATGATTAGCGATTTAGACGAAACAATTGAAGAAATTATTAAAAAATAAAAAGATATGAATATCACAAAAGAGACTTTTACGAATTGGGAAACTAAGGATTTATTCGACCACAAACATTATGTGGAATCTAGACCAAGATATCCTCACAACCTTTTAACATTAGAATGTATTAACGAAGTTTTAAAAACAAGATAAGATGAGAGAAAAAACACAATTTGAAACAGATTTTGAAAAGCCTATGAGTATTAATGGTAATGAATCTACAAGAGCGTATTACAATTTAGTAGTTAGTATTAGAGATGTAAGTTTATTTAGCAAGGGTATGAAGCCACATAGACATTGGAGATTAAAAGATGTCAAATGGTATTTTGGTTTAACAGGTGGTACTGAAAAAGTGTTAGCAGGATTAAAAAATATTCAAGAAATTTTAAAACAATAAATTATGAAAAAAAAATACGTAATAGAGAGTAAGGGTTTTAAGGAGGGTATTGGTTCTTCTAAGTATTCACAAAAACGAAGAAACGAGATTAAAGAATTAGAAGACAAGATTAAAGAATTAGAATATGTTTCAATATTTCATTACTACCAACAATTAAATAAATAAATTATGAATGATGACTATTTAAACTACGGAAATCCCTGCTATGATATGGATGGGGAATATGAATGTACAGAATGCGGATCTCCTGTGCATAAAGAATTTACAGTTTGTTCAGGAAGATGTCACGAATCTTCAATGAGATAATAATTAATATTAAATAATAGAAAAATGAATAAAGACAAATTAATGGAATTGTACAAAAAGTACAACCTAGACAAGAATGATTTTTTTAAGCATCAGCATTACACGATTATTACACGACAGGGAATAGACAAAATACAGGCTCACGAGCAAATGAATGTAGCTTATGAGGTAATAAAGTGTGAACCTACTTTTGCAGTATTTAAAGCATCAGCAGAAAAGGATGGCAAGAAGATAGAAACTTTTGGATCTGCCTTGAAAGGAGAAGGTTACAAGGATGGTAATACTAATTCTTGGTACGTAGCCGAAATGGCAGAGAAACGTGCAATGAGCAGAGCTGTGTTAAAATTAACAGGGTTTTATGAACTTGGTGTATTTGGGGAAGATGAATCTGAATCTTTTAAAAAGAAATAAAATGACAGAATATAGAAAAATAGATTTATACAGAATGATTAAGGATAACGGTAGCGTAACTATTGATATAATACCTTATGCATTTGCAGAGGATGCAACAGAAAAAACTTATACAAATTATGAAGAAGCTTTGTCAGATATTAACGGACTAGAAATAGAGAACGAAATTTACTTTTAAAAAATAAAAAAAAATAAAGTTAAAAAAGTTTTGTAGTTATCAACATTTTTCGTATCTTTGATGTATAACAAAAACAGATATTATGTATAAACAAGATTATTTAACCAAATTAAACGCAGTTACAAATGCAAGTGTAAACTTTTCTGCTCAACCATCTAGAGCTACTGCAATTATTTTAACCGAAGCTAAGATAGCTTTAGAAAAATTAGAGCCTAATCATTTAAAATATACTTTAGAGTATAGACAGGCAAAACAGCAAGCTACTGTTAATTCATTAGTTGAATGTTTAGTAGATGGTAAATTTAGAAATTAATATTATAATTAAAAACAGATCATTATGAATAAAAAAGTTATTGAATTATTAGCAAGACAGCAAGTACAATGGGAAGCCAAATTTGGTAGAAAGATTTCATTCGAAGAAGCAGAAATACATCAAATTGCAAAATTAAGTAG